TCGAGCTAAGTCTTTTGCGATGAGCGAATCGGTAAGCCGTGAGTGCCAGTCGGTGAGAGTCACGCGAGGAGGCCGCAGTCTGAACGGAATTTGCGCGGATGGCTCAAAACTAACGACCTCCCTCTGACAGGTCTCCACAAACCACGGATTCAGAGCCGGGGCGCGACGGACACGCGCTTTCACCCTTTAACCCCATACAACACCCATAAATATGTCAATAGTATCTGATTCAGCGATAGCCTGTCCCGCCTGTCACCGCGAGTGGCAGGATCACCCTGGAGTTGCACATTGTTGCAAACTCTCAGTCGAGCTGGCCGCCAACCTCCGCGCCATCCTCACCTATGTGAAACCACCGGAATACACCCGAGACATCGGCGAGCAGGAAGTTTTCTTCGACCTCATGGAAAATGCCAGGCGGTTGATCGTGAAGGCGCGAACTTTTGAAAGTGAATTATGAGTGAGATTTTAAACGAAAACCGGCGACTCCAAGCGGAAGTCGAAAAGCTCATCGAGGAAAACATGAACCTCACCAGCGTGATCCGCACGCTGCGGAAGAACCTGCGCCATGACAACGAGAAGCTGGAAACGGTGAGTCGTGAGCTATGGCTTTGGAAAAATGGGAGATACCATCTCGATTGCGTAGCGACTGAAGACTGCAAGAGTGAAGCGGAGGTGAGGGGATGACTCCGAACGAAATGCTTTCCATGATCGCGCAGCTCCGGCGCGAGCGAAACGAGGCAAGGCAGCAATACGACGACCTCGCAACCGAGCATGTGCTGGCCATCAATAAACTCGCCGAAGAACGCGACGAGGCGCTGATGGATCGTGCCAATGGGGATATGGCCACCATGACCATCAACCACTACGAGAGGCTTATTAAAGAGCGCGACGAGGCGAGGCAGCAACTACGCATTGCGGTTGGGTTACTTTCAACGCAACCTCAATTTGCAGATAAGCATCCGGAGGATGTATTGGCTTTTGTAAAGGAGTGCGGGAGATGCCCCGTTTGCACGCCTGAACAGAAATGCTGGGAGTGCGCTAACGATGTTTCACAGGAGGGCGTGGAATGAGTGATACACCAGAAACAGATTCCGAATTGCATGGAATAAAAGCCGTTTGCAAAGACGAGTATATGCTCGATCAGATGGTAGAATTTGCCAGAAAACTGGAGCGCGAGCGCGACGAGGCGGTAGCAGCTCGGAAAGCATCTGCTGCCGATTGGCTTTTACAAGTAGAGAATGCTGACAAGCGCGTTTCAGAGGCTAAGAAAATGGCAGCGCGGGCTGTGCAGGATGCGGCACAACTTGCAGATAAATTGTCCGGATTGGAACTCCGTTCGACCGATGAGCTGGCAAGGCTGGAGCAAGAACGCAATGAGGAGCGGGCTGTTGCCGACGAGTTGGCCAGCGTTGCTGCGCGTTGCCTTGGATGGCATGACCACGAATGTCCTGACGCGGCCATAAAAATCGCCGCCGCATTGAAGCGCTGGAAGAAAATGAGGAGGGAGCTATGACGCCAAACGAAATGCTTGCCATGATCGCGCAGCTACGGCGCGAGCGCAATGAGGCTTTAGCTCAAGTCAAAGAGTTAATTTATATTTCAGAACGCGCTATTGCGTTGGCTGAAATAGATTTTGAGAACGACAAATTCGGCGTTGTATCTGAACTCCGGGATGATTTGGCAAAAATAAAGAAATCCAAATGAACTCCCTCCGCGACTACATCGCTTTCCGCCGGATCGATGCCACCCATGCGCTGAACCTCCTGCAAGATGCCGGGGTTATCTCCGACCTGTGCGTCACGGTCGATGATGTCGGCGATGCCGGGAAGGCCGTTGCCTGGTTAAGCCTCCATGAAGATGAACTGAAGCCTGCTGTTATATGAAACAAAATCCAAATTTTGATGGGGAAGTAAATATCGGCTTAGAAGGAAGTCCTGAGTTCTCGCTGATTTTGTGCCGCGCTGGAAAAGACTTTTTCAAAAACATGCACAAAGTCAAAGCGAACCAATTACTTTGGAACATCGACAAGAAAGTATTGTATTATCTCAACAAGGATAGGGTTTTGTTTGAAGTTTTATTCAAAGAAGTCCCGACCTCCTCCGTGCCCTCCGTGTCCTCCGTGGTTAAATCATGATTCCCCAAACGCAAAACCCTGTTATCCCGCTTATCGAAGTTGAAGGCCGGTTGGCCGATGGGCGGTTTGTTGTGCGGTATCAAGGGCAAAAAGTCGCCGCCACCGAGGCGCAGTTGCTGGCCATTCACCGCGAGCGGGAGGAGCAGATCGCCCGCATGGTGGAAGACCCTTGGCGCTATGGCTGGCTAAATCCCGCCTGGGAGCGGGCGGATGCGGCTTATGCGGAGCTGCGGGAGAAGTTTCGGAAAGGCGTCACGGAGCTGCTTATCCTCGGCGGCAACCGCTCCGGCAAATCGCGCTACTTTGCGAGGAAGGCGATGCAGCATTTGGTGAACACGCCGGGCGCGAAGGTGTGGTGCCTGCAATCCACCGAAGCGGCATCCATCCAAAACCAACAGCCCTATTTGTGGGAGTATCTGCCGAAAGAATGGAAACCCTCCGCCAGCGGCAAGCTCAAGAAGGGCGCGGTGGCGAATATCACCTACTCGCAGAAGGGCGGCTTCACCGAGAACAGCTTCGTGCTGCCGAATGGCTCGCAGTGCTGGTTCAAGTTCTATTCGATGGATGTTTCCTCGATTGAAGGTGCTGAGTTGAATTTTGTATGGGCCGACGAATTGGTGACGCCGGACTGGCTCGAAGCCCTGCGCTTTCGTTTGCTCACGCGAGACGGTGAACTCGGCATCGGCTTCACGCCGGTGGAAGGCTACACCACCACGGTCAAAGAATACCTCGACGGCGCGAAGACGCTGGAGGAATGCGACGCCCCGCTCCTGCCGCGCTACCGCGATGGCAACCTCATCGGCTTGGAGACCGTTCCCCGCATCCAGCAATGCACCCGCGAGAAAGCCCGCGTCGTTTATTTCCACACCGCCGACAACCCCTACGGCAACCCCGAGGCCATGGAGACGGAGCTACGCGGCAGCAACCGCGAGCGCATCCTCATGCGTGCCTACGGCGTGCCGACCAAGGCGAGGATGTCGATGTTTCCCGCATTCCGTGAAAATGTGCATGTGGTGCCGCCTGACAAGATTCCAAGAGTTGGAACGGTATATCATTTCGTCGATCCTGGAGAGGGAAAGAGTTGGGCTATGCTCTGGCTTATATTCACACCCGACAAGCGTTGCTGGATTTACCGCGAATTTCCTAACGATGACGACTACATTGAAGGCGTTGGGTATCCCGGCCCGTGGGCGGAGGCGGATGGAAAGCTGCAAGACGGCCGACCTGGGCCTGCACAAAAAGCCTGCGCGGCTTTTGGTTTCGAGGATTACAAGCGAGTGATTGATGCCGCCGAGAAAAAGGATGGAGAACAGATTGACCGTCCTGAACCTATGGAGCGCTGGATGGATAGCCGCTATGGCAACACGCCAACAATGACACATGAGGGCGTCAGCACTTTGATCGAGCAATGCTACGACCGCGTTGGCCTTGTTTTCAAAGCGACATCCGGCCAATCAATCAGCGAAGGTGTCGCCATCATAAACGACATGCTTGCCTACGACTCCGAGCGCCCGCTTGGGGCAGACAACAATCCACGACTTTTCATTAGTGAACGCTGCAAAAACCTTATCTATGCGCTCAAAACATGGACCGGTGCTGATGGTAAAAAAGGCGCTACTAAGGACTGGATCGACCTGCTCCGTTATATCGCTCTCAGTGATGTCGGATATGAAGACCCTGAGACACGCAGAGCCCGCCCAGGAGGCAGCTATTGACACCCGCACCCTATAATCAAAGTCGCATGAAACTTCTCCGCCGCCGCGATGTCATGGCCCGCCTGGGCGTTACCGCAAAGCAAATCACCAAACTCATCGACTCGGGCATTCTCCGCCCGATCTGCAAACGCGGCTGCCGCGCCTGGTATCGAGCCGCTGATTTAGAAAAACTCGCATGAGCACCAAGCGCACCGACAACCACGGCAGCCTTTCCCGCAACAAGAAAAAGGAAAAGGAAACGCACCCCTCGCACAAAGGCTCCTGCACGATTGAGGGCCGCCAGTATTGGATCAGCGCGTATGTGAACGAAAGCCGCGACAGCGGAGAAAAGTATTTCAAGCTCTACTTCGAGCCAAAGAAAACCGAAGCAGCAAGCGAAGCCGCGCCCGCCGCAGAGCCAGTCGCCGTGCCGCTCTCCGAGTCTCCTGACATTCCCTTTTGATGAGTGCCGAAGACCTACAAGCCGCATGGTGCGTGCCGCCCGAGGAAATCTGGTTCCGCAGCGTCATCGCAAAAATAAACGACGCCATCGAAGACGCCGCCGAGATCACCTGCATGCCGCAAACCGCACAGAACCCCGGCCTGCTCGCCCACAGCGCAGGCGGCTTGGAAGCCCTTCGCACCTTGCGCGAAGAGATCGAGCGCACACGCGCCGAGGCATTCGATTCCAAGAAATAAATTCCCCTCTCCGTGCTCTCTGTGCCTTTGACTCGCTCGCTCCCGCGAGTCTCGCCCCTTCGGGGCTAACCTTCGGTTAGTCTTCCTCACGCCTGCCCCGGCGTTCGGTTGTGGTCAAATCTTTTTAGCCCCCGTTAGCACCCATTTAGTCCCGTTTGCACCCGTTGCGCCCGCAGCCTCTTCCGCTCTGCAAATTTGGCGGGCAGATTCCGATTTACCGCGAGTGCTGAACTACTCGCCGCCTGCGCGTGGAACCCGTGCGTGCTGGCAACCACCTTAGTTCTGACACCGCGACTTGGACGCAACACAAACCATGGAACAGACAGAAACAGCATTCAGCATCGGCGAAGTCATCGACGCGCTGGGAGTCAAGCTCCCGACCATTGATGAGACTCCGGCGGCCCCCGAGGCCGACCAGGAAGCAGTCGCGGATGAGACCCCTACTGACAACACCCCAGAAGATCAGCCCGAAGACGCCGATCCCGCCGAGTCCACCGAGGATTCGTCTGATCCGTCCGATTCGACTGAACAACCCGAAGACGCCACCGAGGAAGACGCCGACGAGACCGCCGAGGAAGACCCTGAGTCTGCCGAAGCCCCCGCTGTGAAGAAGCTCGCCAAGCGAGTGGACAAGCTCACCGCCCGCGCCAAAAGCGCCGAGGAGCAAGCCACCAGCCTGCAAGCTGAACTCGCCGCCGCCAAGGATGCGCTCACCCGCGCCCAGCCTATCGTGCTGCAAGATGCAGCCGACCCGCTGGCCGATGTGACCAGCGCCGAAGCCCTCGAAAGCCGCCTCGCCGCAGCCAATACCGTGCTCGACAATGTGCCCGATCTCATTGCGAAAGCCGACTACGAAGGCGGCGAAGTGGAAGTGCCTATGGGAGACGGCAGCACCCGCAAGTTCACGAAGCAAGAGCTTCAAGAACGCCTGCGAGTCGCCCGCCAGATTCTCAAGGCCGAGCCCGCCCGCCGGAACTACCTCGCCCAGCGCGAGAGTTTCCAGCACGAAGCCCGGCAGGTTTACCCCGAGTTGTTTCAAGAAGAATCACCGGCCAGGCAAATGATGATGGCTACGCTGCAAGCGTATCCCGGCATCGCCAAGCTACCGAATCTGGAGCTGATCATCGGTGACGCCATTCGTGGACAAGCCCTCCGCTTCCAGCAAGCCGAGGCCATCCAAAAGAAAGCCGCCACAGCCAAGGCCAAGCCTGCCGCACCGGCAGCCGCCAAGCCAGCCGTAGCCCCGAAAGTTGTCAGTCCCTCAGCCGCACCTAAGACCAAATCCCAAGCCGACCCGCTCGAAGCGTTGAAGAAGTCTGGAAACCGTGACGCCGCCGAAAATTTCGTCGCATCACTTTTCAACTAACCAACCCCAAAAACTAATCCCCCCAAACTACTATTATGGCAGCAACCCCCATCACTACAGTCAAAGGCCAACGCGAGGATCTTTCCGACGCAATGGTCCTAATCGAACCCGGCGACACACCGCTTTTCTCCATGTGCAAAAAAGCCAAGGAGCCAGCCAATGTGCTCTTCCAGTGGCCCGCCGACCGCTACAACGACCCGCAAACCGCAGGCGTTCTCGCTAACGACGATGTGTCTTCCTTCGACGACCAGCACGCCAACCGCGAACTCCTCTCAGGCCGAATTCAAAAGACCCGCCGCAGCTTCCAAGTGGACGACCTCGTTGAGCAAGTCTCTGATTTGGCAGGTGTTGGCAAAAAGCAAGCCTTCAACAAGGCCGCTGCCAAGGCCCTCGTCGAATTGAAGATCGACATCGAAGCCATCATGGGCTCGGACAACGACAGCCAGGTTCAATCCGGCGCAAACCCCTACAAAACTCGCGGCATCGGCGAATGGATTAAAGCCACCGCGCAGGCCGATACAGCCACCGCCGTTCCCGCCGCGTTCCGCACCCCAGCCGCTTCGATCAACACGACTGCCACTACTTCTCTCACCGAGAACAATGTCATCGATGTGCTTCAGAGCATCTACGGCGTGCGCCGCGCTCGTCGCAACTACGACCTCGTTTGCGGCGTCGCCCTCAAGCGTGCGTTCACAAACTTCATCCGCACTCAGACTGGCTCGACGAATGTCATGTCCACCGTGCGCACCTTTGGCAGCAATGCTGAAGACAAAAAAATCGTGAACACGATTGATATTTATGAAGGTGACTTCGGAATTTTGAGCCTTCATGTGTCCACCTACCTGGCCCATGGCGCGGCAGCAGCCGTCTCGGCCGCTCGCGGATATGTGCTCGATATGGACCTCGTTTCCATCGGCTTCAATCGCAAACCTCGCATGGAAGAGCTCGAAGACCGTGGCGGTGGACGCCGTGGCTTCTGCGACGCCATCTTCGGCGTTGCTGTGAGCAACCCGCAGGTTCTCGGAAAATTCGCAGCTACTGCGTAACACCCGCCCCCCAGCCCTTGCCGGTGGCCCCTCGTCTCAGGACAGGCCACCGGCAACCGGGGCTCCCCTTTTCAATAATGGAAATACTCAAAGAAGCGTTAAGCGACATCCCCGGCGAAGTGGCCGAGGGCGTAAAGAACGAGCTCCTCGCCCAGTGGAACTCCAAGGCCGTCCAAGCCGACGCCCGCCAGCACCTCATCGCCGCCGACCACGCCAAGCAAGACCTCCGCTCCATCGAGGGCGTAGGCGCTTTGACTCTCTCCATCGACGCTCAGATTTACCACTTCTGGAACTGGCAACTCCCCGGTTGCTGGAACGACCCAGACTTTATTCCATGGTTCAAGCGAAACTACCCCCAGTGCGTCGTGCGCTGCGGCGGCACAGGCAAGACCATGCTCCTCATGCCGGGCCTCAAAGCAGCATGATGGATATTTTTAAAATGCAGGCGAGAGAGACGGCAACTCACGAGGCCCATACCCTCGGGAACACGGTTCAATTCCGTGGCCTGCTACCAATTTTTGCCAGTTCACGCATTGCGGCGGGGTGTGTTTCCCTGGTCATTTCATACGCGCTGGCCGTAACCGCATTAAAAGCGGCCTCTGGCAACTCTCTCCTCGCATGAAGTCCTACGACGACGAGCCAGACCGCGACACGAAGTATTGGGTAGGCCAGCTCACCGAAGCCGCCACCGATGGCAGTTGGTTCTCCGCCGTGCGGTCTCGCAACTACGACACCCGCATGTCGCTCTGGGACGGGCAGTCCTCGGATGGCAAGAAGTGGGCTGAAAATCTGGGCAAAAACCCATTTCCATGGAATGGGTCGAGCGACAGCCGCATCCGCCTCGCCGATCTTGTTTGCAACCGCGAGACCCAGCTTTGCCTCACCTCGACCTTTGCCGCCCGCCTGCAAATGATGCCAGTGGAGTCCACCGACGCCATGTCCCGCACCGCCGCCGAGTCTGTTCTCAAGTGGATGCTCTTCACGCACTGCGCCTCCGACCTCCGGCGCGAACTGGAACTCGCCCTCAACATCCGCGCCACCTACGGCCTCGCCATCATGGGCGTGTTTTGGAAAACGACGACACGCATTGAGGAGAAATCCGTCAGCCTCGAAGACATCATCCTCATGGCCCAAGAGCAGGGCGACCCAAACTCCCCGCTCGCCATGCTCATTGGCGCAATCCTCGATCCACTCCAAGAGGAAGTGGCTATCGAGCTGGCCGAGCAATTCGCCCCCGGCACCGGCACCGCCGCCAATATCCGCAAGCTCCGCGAAGGCGGCACCGTCGAATACACCGAGCCCTACATTTTCGAGAGCAAGCCCGAGTGGACGGCGTTGGAGCCTTTCAACGACATCATTTTCCCCACTGCCACCTACGACCTGCAACGCGCCCCATGGATTGCCCGCCGCGAGATGGTGACTTGCGAGGAGTTGGAGGAACGCACGCTCACCGAAGGCTACCCCTACGAATTTTACGAGAAGGCCGAGAACTACAAAGGCGCAAGCCTGTGGCCCGTCTATTCGCAGCAAAACCACAACCGCCGCGACAGCATACTCTGGCAAGACCACCGCGACCTGGTGGAAATCTGGCATGTTTACAGCAAGGAGACCGACGAGAAGACCGGCGCGACAAAGGTCATGTGCCGCGTCATGCATCCAAATGTGGACATCTTTGCCAAGGAGGAGATTTCCCCCTACTCGCACGGTGAATATCCCTTTATAGAGCTGGCCCGCGAGCGTGTGAGCCGGTGCATCCTGGAAGCCCGTGGCATCCCCGAGATCGTTTCGACGATGCAGGCCGAAATCAAAACCCAGCGCGACTACCGCACTGATCGCGCCGGGATCGCCATACTTCCCCCAATGCGCATACCGAGCAATAGGGGGAAACTTGACATCGTGCTCGGCCCCGCCGTGCAAATACCCGAACGCCGCCCGAATGAGTTTGGCTGGATGCAGCCGCCGCCGTTCGACCAAGGAACCATCGAGATCGAACGCGCCGTGCGCCGCGATGTGAATGAATATTTCGGCATGGCAGGCGAGGGAGTCGATCCCAACTATGTCGCCCTCGTCACCCAGCACACGGTTGATCGCTGGCTCCGCGACTTCAAAGCCATCGTCACGCAGACCTACCAACTCATGCAGCAATACATGCTGCCGGTGCAAATCCTCCGAGTCTCCGGAGGGCAGGCTCTCCCCTTCCAAGCCGACCGCGAAAGCATCCAAGGCAAGTTTGACCTCATCATTGATTGGGACGCCAAGAACCTCGACGCCGAAGCCCTCGGCGTGAAGCTGAACTATATCTCCCAGGCCATCGTCCCAATGGATGTCGCCGGTGTCATCGACCGCGCCGGGCTCGTTAAATTCATCATGGCCGCCGTGGATCCAAACCTCGCCGACATTTTGGTGCGCGACCCCGGCCCCGCCGCCGCCATGGAGGCCAACGAAGAACAACTCGCCTTCACAAAAATCGCCGCAGGCACCGAGCCCGAGTTGCCGCAAGAAGGGCAGAACCACCAGCTCCGCGCCCAAGTTCTCCAAGGCATCATCCAAGCCAACCCCGCCCTGCAACAACGCATCCAGCAAGACGAGATTTTCCGCAACATGATCGAGGCGCGAATGAAGGGTTTCAACTTCCAACTTCAGCAACAGCAAAACGCCCAGATCGGCCGCCAAGGCACACTACCAGCGTTGCAACAAGGAGGAGCACAATGAAGGCCACTCCCTACCGCACCGTCCGCGATGGCGTAATCAGCCGCATGGGCATCGACCCCGCGCAGCCGCTCATGGCCTCGCAGGCCACGGCGCTGGCGGAGTATTTGACCACCGCTGCCGCGACGGCTTGGACATTTTTCGATTGGCCGGATGTCTATCTCACCGAGGCCCGCACGCCGGTGGGCGAGGGCTACGCACCGGGGCTCTACACTTTCGAGAGCGATTATGTGGGCACGACATCCTACATCGGCCGCGCCTTGCAGGGCTCGCAATTTGCGGACCCTGTGTGGCGCATCAAGCGCGTCACCACGACCGCAGCGGGCGATCTGCTGAATATCGACACCGCCGTGGATGTGGCGTGGAACGACCGCACGACCGCGACCTACATTGAGACCAGCACGAATGCGCCTGCGGAGGAGTTCATCCCTTACATCCCGCTTCTGGCTCCAGGGCAGAAGGCCATCGGCAATGTGCTGAAGGTTTATGACATCAAGCCCGACGAAGGCCGCGTCACGCTGTCGCTGGATTTCGTCGTCACCGAAGACCGCATTCTCATCACCGATACGGACTACATCTCTGGCCAAGTATGGGTCGAGTTCTCACTGCCTCAGCCAAAATTTACCAGCACCGCGTTCAACTCCTCCACCGCTTACGCAGCGGGCGACCTCGTTTACTACAACTCGACCGGTGATTGCTACGAAGCCCTCGCCGACACAACCGGCAATCTCCCGACCAACGAGGAGTTCTGGCTGCGCCATCGCATCCCCGCCTTCCTCGCTGATTACCTTAAATTTTACGCACTCGCTGAAACGCTTTCCGAGGACGGCCAAATGGACAAGGCCAACTACCAGTTCGCCCGCGCCGAAGGCATCCTGCAACAACGCATGGATGACGCGTGGTTGAGAAAAGGCGAGGTCCGACGCTACTCCGCCAGCTTCCAATAACCACCCCCTTGACACCCTCTCCCATAATAAAAATAACGACATGAGTAACCCCACAATTCAGATCGCCGCCCGCAACACCGCTGGAATTGTCCAGCCCGTCCAAGCCACACCAGATGGGGCTCTGCGGGTGAGCACAGGTTTTCCCACTCCCGCTTATACGAAGTATGAAAATGTTCGTTTCACATCCCCCGCGACGAACAACACAAGCTATGTCGATTTCACTTTCAACGGCACCTCTGTAGCCCGAATCGTGAATACCTATTTCGGAGCCAATCCCCCCACGGCCGACAACGCGGAGATCCGCAGCGTCGAGATCAAATTCCCGCCCTACACTTAATGTCGCAGGTTTTCTTCAATCCCTTTTCCGGAGCAGCGCAGAACATCGCTCTGCCCCAGCTCGACTCCTCGGGTCAAATCTCCGGCACGATGATTCCAGACGACTTTGACGATGTGCAAGCCTTCCCGACCCTCGAAGATTTCCCAAACCCCGGCACCGTCGCCCGCATTTACTTTCCCGCAGATACCAACATCCCGCACCGCTGGGATGTGGACACCCTTTCCTACAAGCCCATCTCGTCCGACACGGACGGCGGTGAGTTTTAGGACCACCCCGCAGTAACAACCCCCAATACCCCCAAAACATCATGGCTAACACCCTACGCATTAAACGCAGATTGACAGGTGCCTCCGGCGCCCCTACCGGCCTCGCTCTCGGCGAGTTGGCCCATAGCTTCGTGGATGACAAACTCTGGATCGGCAATGGCTCGACCTCAGTTGTCATCGGCGGCGAAGGCCACTTCGCTACCAACGCCGACCTCGCATCCGAAGTCTCGACGCTGAACTCCAGCATCAGCTCCGAAAACTCCCGCGCCGTCGCAGCGGAGCAAGCCCTCGGATCACGCATTGATTCGGTCCTCTCGAACACCACACAAGGATCGCTTGATTCGTTGACGGAGGTTGTCTCGGCCTTCCAGGCCGCAGACTCCAGCCTCAACGGAGCCATCACCACCCTCGCCAACTCCGCCTCCAGCGCTCTCAGCTCGGCCGTGGCGACACTCGAAGCAGCCGACAGCGCCCTCGACGGACGCCTCGACACCGCAGAGAGCGACATCAACGCGCTTGAGAGCCGCGCCACGACCATCGAAGGCGACGCCTCCGCTCTGGCCGCACGCGTCACCACAGCCGAAGGCGACATCGACGCCATCGAGTCAGCAGCCACAGCCCTTGCAGGCCGTGTGTCAACTGCCGAAGGTGACATCAACTCCATCGAATCCGCAGCGACAGCCCTCACAGGCCGCGTCTCCACTTTGGAGACCACCGCAGCAGGACTCGGCACGATGTCCACGCAGAATGCCAACAATGTCGCCATCACCGGCGGCAGCATCGACGGCATCAGCTTCGACGGCGGCAGCTTCTAATAGCTCCCTCCCTACAGCGGCGGTGCGGTTCCAACCCGCCCGCCGCTCCACGGGGCCACTGCTTAAAACTTAATCCTTAAAACTTAAAACTTCTCCATGGCCACGGTCATCCAGCTGCTCCGCTCCACGGTCCCAGGCCGAGTCCCTACAGCCGCGCAAGTGGCGCAGGGTCAACTCGCCCTCAACCTCCCCGACCGCCGCCTCTACAGCAAAGACCACAACAACGAAGTTTTCCGCATAGCCCGCCCCCGCGACCCCTCGGACTACCAGCTCCTGCACGCTGCGGACGGCAACCACCTCTACCTCGGCCGCCTCGCTTGGACCGACTACCCCGCCTCCGGCCCCGCCGAGGACTCCACCGCCTGGACTATCTACAAAATCACCGTGAACTCCGCAGGCGATGTCGTCTCGGAGCAATCCGCAGTCGGCCAGTGGTCTTCCAAAGAATCTCTCACCTACAGCTAAACCATGATCGCAAACGCACTCCCTCGCCCGCTCACCGCAGGCTCAGTTGACAACGCCATCCTCCGCGCAGACGGCACGGACGGCACAATCCTGCAAAATTCAAATATCGTCGTGGACGATGTGGCCACGGCAACGCAGGACAATGTGGCCATTGTAAACGCTTCGAGTGCGACCAGCTCAGCGCTTGTCCTAACGCCAAAAGGCACAGGTGCTTTTATTGTTGGCCGTAAACCAGATGGAACGACAACTGGTGGAAATGCAAGGGGGGCTGGCTCAGTAGATTTGCAACTCTCGCGTTCTGCCGCAACCATGGTGGCGTCTGGTGCTAATTCGACAATTTTGGGCGGTATAAACAATGTTTCATCGGGACAATTTTCAGTTTGCGTTGGCGGGTCGGGAAATTCTGCTACCACTGGCGCAGCAAACTTCATTGGAAGCGGGACAATAAACACTTCTTCTGGTGCGCAATCCTTTGTTGGCGCAGGGCGTTACAACCAATCGACATCTCAATCGTCCGTTGTTGTTGGTGGAGGTCTTGTCACGGCAGGCAATACAGCAAGCGCAGATCAATCTGCAATTCTTGGTGGCCTTGGTGGTCTTGCCAATAGATATGGGATGCAGTCTCACGCAAGCGGGTCTTTTTCTGGAACAACAGGATCGGGGGACGCTCAACGCGCCCGCTTCGTCATGCGCAACAAGACGACCACGAACAGCGCAGTCGAGCTTTTCTTGGACGGAAGTGCAACCCGACTCACGATCCCCAGCGGCAAAGTCCTCGCCCTCACAATCAACATCGCAGGCATCTCCAGCACAGGTGCAGCAGTAGCGCACTACCTTCGACAATACGCTCTCAAGAATGTCTCAGGCACGACCACCGAAGTTTACGCCCCAATCACCATCGGAACAGACAACGCTGCTGGCACATCCATCGCGCTTTCCGCAAGCGATGCGTCAGACGCCCTTGTCGTGAGCGTCACCGGCACAGCCTCCACAATCTGGCGCTGGGTTGCCAGCGTCGATGCAGTCGAAATCGCATTCGGAACATAACCAAAACCACACCATGAGAACATACGGACTTATATTCGCAGACGGACGCCAAGAACTCGCCAGCATCGTGCTGGACGAAAACGACGAGCCACGCATCGACACCATCCGCCCATACCCCTGCCCGGAAGATTGGATCGATCCGCAGATCGTGCCTCTTGTCAAAATCGAGCAACCCGAAATCGGCGACTGGGAACCGAACCTCGTCTGGTTCGCCGATCGCGTCGAGCGCCAGTGGATTCCAGCTAACTCCTAACCAACCACGACCACATGCCAAACGAACTTAACATCGCCCTCGCCACTACCGGCCTCACCGTCACCGCCCAGCCATACCAAAACGGAGCCGCCGTAGGTTCTGCCATCTCCTGCCCCGAAACAGGCAGCACCGGATTCTACTCTGGCAACATGGCAGGCACCGCCGGAACATACCAAATCGCGTTCCGCGCCGCCGGAGCCAATGTCGGCAGCGGCAGCATCGTGTGGGACGGCACAGCCGAAGTCGCCTTCTCAACCCTCACCGCCGCGCAAGTCAACGCGGAAACTGACACGGCCCTTGCCGATGTCGGCCTCACAAGCACCGTTACCGGGCGCATCGATACCGCTATTTCATCAAGGCTCTCGCCATCCGGCACGCTTGCCGTTGTGACCACGCTCACCAACGCGCCGACCAGCGTCACGCCATCTGACATCTGGTCGCATGCTACACGCACGATCACAGGCGGAACGGTCGATACCCTCACCAACGCGCCGACCGTCCCTAGCGCCGCTTCAATCCGTGCTGAAATCGACAGCAACAGCACGCAGCTTGCAGCCATCAAAGCAAAGACAGACGCACTCCCCGCCTCACCAGCAGCAACCGGAGACATCCCAAGCGCGAACATCTCGGCCATCAAAGCCAAGACCGACCTACTCGAAACCACCCGTTTGGCGCAGTGCAGCACCGTCGCCACCACCGGAGCGCAGCTCGCAGCCGCCCTCAGCTAATGGACACGCACCAAGCCACCGCCTCGTTCACCGGCCTTCTTGCTACGGCGAGCGGCATCACGCTCTCCATGCTGCCGGAGCTCGAAGCGTGGCTGCGTGTGGCATCGCTCGTCATCGGCTGCCTCGTCGGTCTCGCTTCCCTCTACGCCATCCTCAGAAACAAAAAGCACCCCCATGAATAATATCCTTTCGCACTTAAAACAACCGTCCACATTTCGCGGTTTGGCCGTCCTCGGTGGCCTCGCTGGTTTGAGCCTTTCGCCCCAGCATTGGGAGGCCATCGGTAGCGCCGTGGCGGCAGTCATCGCCTTGATCGAAATTTTCCGCGACGAAAAGAAATGATTCACCCCGCCCAGATCGTCACCGGCCTGCTCGCTACTGCGTTTGCTGTAGGAGCCCTCTTGCTCCTTGGCGGGTGTAGCACTCTGGGCATCTCGCTCCAGACCGACTACGGGCAATTCAGCTACACGCTGCCGGAGTTGCCAAAGCCTACATCAAGCAAATGACCTTCGACGAGCGCACCGAGCGGAATATCTCGACGCTGCACCCGGCTGTTCAGCCGAAAGCGCGAGAGTTCATGCGGCTCGCGCTCGACCTCGCAGCCAAGCACGGTGTGGTAGTCCGCATCATCAGCGGTCTGCGCAGCTACGCCGAGCAAGATGCGCTCTACGCCAAAGGCCGCACCACCGCAGGCCCGAAAGTCACCAACGCCCGAGCTGGGTTTTCCAACCACAATTTTGGCACAGCCTGGGACATCGGTCTTTTTAGAGGCAAAGCCTACCTCACCAACTCACCCATCTACACCGAGATCGGCCAAGCCGCCCGCAGCCTCGGCCTGACATGGGGAGGAGATTTCAAAAGCTTCAAAGACACACCTCACTACGAAGTGCCAACCGGACTGACCCTCGCCCAAATGCGCGAGCGAGTAGCCGCAGGCAAGGACATATTTGCATGAGCGCCAAACGCAAGCCCGCCACCCGAAAAGCCGTGCTGGAGCGCATCCGCAAGGAACTCGTCGAGCAATTCGATGTCGGTCTCGCAGTGGTCTCTTGGGAAGAGGGCGGCACGACCTACCACATGGATTTGAAATTCGGGAACCAATACGCCGTCGAAGCACTGGCCGACAGGACCAGCGACATTTTGTTCCCCATGGAAGACGACGAAGAAGAAGAGGAGGAAGTATGAAAACATCATGGAGTTCCATAGCCCGCGAGCAAGCGGACAAAGCCCACAAGACCGAGGTCGATGCGCTTAAAGCAAAACTCGCTCAATACCAAGCCAGCGTCGAGTCGTTGGAGAAGCAACTCGGCATCGCGCTCTCGCTCGGCAAGACACGCATCCGCCCGCAGCCGCTCTCGGTCTCGATGAACGACAAAGCCGAGGCCGTCGCCATCGCGCTGGCCAGCGATTGGCATGTGGAAGAAACCGTGGAAGCGGCATCGGTCAACGGCCTCAACGAATACCGCCTCCCCATCGCCAAGACCCGCATCGAAAAATTTTTCAGCACCATTTGCCGCCTCACCGAAATCGAGCGCGGCGGGGCCAAGATCGACGACCTCATCCTCTGGCTCGGCGGCGACCTCATGACCGGCATGATTCACGAAGAGCTCGCCGAGTCTAACAGCAAGACGCCCACGCAAGTCATCCTCTGGCTGCAAGACCGCCTCGCAGACGGCCTCGCCACGCTCAAGCCCCACTTCAAGCGCATCCTCATTCCGACCTCTTACGGCAACCACGGACGCACCACCGTGAAGCCCCGCCACGCCACAGGTGCCGCGCACTCTTACGAATGGCTCCTCTACAAAATTCTCGAAGGCCGCTTTCACGGCGACCAGCAGATCGAATGGCAGATTGCGGATTCCTACTTCAACTTTATGACGGTCTTCGACCGCCGCCTGCGATTCCATCATGGGGACGGTTTGAAATTTCAAGGCGGCATCGGGGGCCTCACGATCCCTACCGAAAAAGCAATAGCTTCATGGAATAAGTCGCCGAACCGAGCCGACCTTGATCTCTTCGGCCACTGGCACCAATACCAGCAGAACCGCCACTGGCTCTGCAACGGCAGCCTCATCGGCTACAACGCCTACGCCCTCTCGATCAAAGCCAGCTACGAGCCACCGACGCAGACCTATTTTCTGCTCGATAAGAAACGCGGCCGCACCATGACCTCCCCCATCTACCTATGACCTGGAAACACCTTGCCAAAAAATCCAACTCACTCCCGCCCGGCTGGAGCACCGCCGACGAAATCGCCGCCGACCTCGACTGCGAACCAAGCGAAGTCCCAAAAATCCTCGCCGCCTCGATCCGCGACGGCCTCGTCGAGAAACAAAACTTCCCCCACTGGCAACCCGGCAGCAGACAACTCCTCTACCAGACCGGATATCGGCAAAAGACCGGAAAGGTTATCTCGGAAAAAAGCCCACAAGTTTCTGACAAAACCCCAGACTCTATCCCTGGCATCCCCGCCGACCTGTTGCCCAAAGTTCGCCAGAAAATCCTCGCCCACCCGCACAAAACAGCCAGCGCCATCAAGGATCTGTTCAGCACAAACAACAGAATGCGCCTAAGCGTAGCCGCCATCCGAGGGCTACTTGACAAGGCTCCGCACAATAGAAGGTAGATGCCAGACGATCAGACCATAGTCGAAGGCGATGCCGGATTCCTCGGCATGGCCTCCCGCTTGAACCCGCTCCAGTTGCAAGCGGGCATGGTCCAGTATTGCGAAAACATGCGACTTGACCGAGGCGTGGCGCAGACCCGCAAAGGCGCGAAGCGGCTGGGTGATGGCATCTCTGCGGGCACGCAGCCTCTCACTCTCCCATTTGTGCTGGATGCCAATGCCCGTGTGCGCACGATCTACTCTGGCGGCATCTTCGCCAGCGGCGTTTTCAGCTCGCCAAATTACGACGATGAAAATGAATACATCGTCCTCTGCGGGCCGACCTCGGCTTTTCTTTACCGGCAAGACGAGCCTATCGAGGAGATCAACTATCCCGCCACTGGCACTGCATCTGACGAGATCATCGAGCCCACGGACAGCGTTTCGACGATACAGGCATTCAACCGTTTCTACCTACTGCGCGAGGCCGACATGACGCTCCCTGGCTGGGATTGGAAATACACCACCGCCAGCGGCATCGCGGTCTCCGGCACCACGGCCACCGTCCACATCACCGCCCATGGCCTCGCCGCCGGGCAGCGCGTGCGGATAGAGGAGGGGAGCCAAGCGGCTTTCCAAGGGCATGAGTATGACATCCTCACCGCTACGGCCAATGCCTTTACCATCGCCGTGCCCACTGGCACCCCCGCCGACCCCTCGGCAAACATCGCCATCCGCCGCGTCAAGCCGCCGCTGTGGTGGGACGGCTCAACCGCAGACTTTGATCGCGCCACCTCGGGCGTGCCTGCCGAGGGCGTGACCTTCAAGACCCTGCGCTCCACCGGCTGGGCCAGCTACATCGGCAACCGCCTGTGGATTCCCGACGGCCGCGACAGCGTGGCGATCTCGGATGTTCTCGACCCCGACCTCTACGACCCTTTCTTCCAATCTTTCCGCGCCAACCAAGGCAGCAACGACTACCTCGTCGCCATCCATCCTTGGGTCGAGGGGCAGGCCCTCGTCTTCATGCGGAACAGCATCTGGCTCGCCAACCTCACCGACTCGGCCAATGCCACCGGCGACACCTTCACCGTCGATTCCGCCGTCTCCCGCCTCACGCTCCTCACCGACGAGATCGGCTGCGTGGCCCGCCGCAGCATCGTGACCGCCGGGCAGTTTGTGTTTTTCCTCTCCGACGCCGGAGTTTACCGCCTCGACACCCAGCTCGACCTAAAGCTCCGAGCCAACACCCAACCCCTCTCCGACCCCATCGCCGACCAACTCGACGAGATCAACACCAACTACGCGCACCTCGCCGTAGGAAAATGGTGGAACAATCGCTACTACCTCGCCGTGCCCATCGGCCCCGACGCCGAAGCCAACAACACCCTGTTCCTGTGGAATGCCCTTAATTCCCAATGGGAATCCCGCGACACTTACAGCTTCGGGCTCGATGAACTCCTCATTGCCGGATACGACAGCTCGCGCCGCCTCTACTGCGCCAGCCGCACCGGAAGCCTTTTCCTTCTCGACGAACTCGACACCGGCGACGAGGTGCCATTTGCCAACGACGAAGACCTCTACACCGACATTCCCGGCTATCTCCTGACCCGCCGCTACGGATGGGGAAGCCTCAACACCAAGCGCCTCACCCGCGCCAAAGCCTCCCTGCTCCTGCCCGCCGAAGCCTCTTGCGAACTCCGCGCCATCACCACCGACTACGACGCGGATTTCCAAGTCGCCACCCTGGCCAATACCTCGGGCGAGCAAGAAGACTACACACTCAAAGCCCCCCTCCGCACGAAGGCGACCGGCCTCGACCTCGAATACCACACCCTCACAGGCCGCCCGACCCTCCGCCAAATCTCTGCCGAAGCCACCCGCAGCGCCCTCGACCCCACCGAAACCCGAACTTTGAATTAACCACAGAGCACACAGAGAACACAGAGGCTTAAAACTTAATTCTTAAAACTTAAAACTCTCCCACCCATGGCAACCATCACCAAAGGCAAAACCTTCGTAAACGGCGAACTCGTCACGCCAGAAAAGCTCCACCAACTCGTCGATGCCGCGACACTCTCGCCGCTCGTCAATGCCGACATCGCCGCCAATGCGGCCATCGCGGATACGAAGTTAGCGCAAATCACCACGGCAGGAAAGGTGCTGCCCGCTGCGGTGCAAGGAACTGCAGTCGTCACGACCGACTCGCGCCTCTCGGATTCGCGGACTCCGACCGCGCATACGCACGACGACCGCTATTACACCGAGACGGAGATGAATACTCTGCTCGCAGGCAAGCAAGCGTCTGGGAGTTACGCCCCTTCTACCGGAATCGCCCCAAGCGCCATTACCGGCACGGCAGTTATCACGACCGATTCTCGCCTATCCGATGCGAGAACTCCGACTGCACACAATCACGACGCCTCGGCAATTAACGCAGGCACACTGGCCATCGCCCGCATTCCGACCGGAAACACGGCTACCACCGTCTGCATCGGCAACGACACCCGCCTTTCGGATGCAAGGACGCCGACAGCCCACAATCACGACGACCGTTACTACACAGAGTCGGAGATGAATACTCTGTTGGCAGGCAAGCAAGCGTCTGGAAGCTATGCACCTGCCAGCGGCATCGCGCCAAGCGCCATCACCGGCACGGCCGTCATCACGACCGACTCTCGTCTCTCGGATGCAAGGACGCCGATAGACTCGTCTGTATCATTTTCAAAACTTGTCCAAGCAGTTCAAGAAACATTGGTTCCAACTGGTTCCGTTGTGGCTTTTGCTTTTGATGCCTTAGCAGGCATCCCGGATGGCTGGCTTGAATGTAATGGTTCTGCTGTGAGCAGATCGACTTATAGTAATCTTCATAGCAAAATTGGAGTTTCTTATGGCAGCGGTGACGGAAGCACCACATTTAATCTGCCTGATCTTTGCGGATACTTTATTCGTGGCAGTGGGACTAACTCTGACGGAACAGCTTCCGGGTCATTTGCAATAAAACAAAGCGATGATGTAAAGGCTCATAATCATCCGGTAACTTTTTCCGCTGGAACTTGCGTTTTAAGTGTTCAAGAGATTCAAGGAGGCAGATCAACTGGGTCATCTACGACTGTTACAGATATCAATGTATCTACTGGATTTCCTAATGTTTCCATCGCAATACAAACTAATCTTGGCACAGAAACTCGTCCAAAAAACATCGCAATGATGTATTGCATCAAAACATGACCGCGCCCGCTCCCACCATGCTCCGTCCCGAGCCCTACCACGCGACGAAGCTCGCCGTGCGCCGGTCTCCCTTGCACCGGTGGGGCGTCTTCGCCACGGCTCCCATCGCCAAGCACGAAGTGCTCGAGGAGGCCCCCTACGCCTGCGTGCCCAAGAAGCAACTCGCCAAAGCCCCAGCCTGCGAGACCTACAGCTACTACCTCGACGACGCCACCAGCATCCTCGGCTTCGGCCTCGCCCCCCTCTACAACCACCACGACACCCCCAACGCCTCCCACGAGATCGACCAGGTAAACGAACTCATGCGGCACTACGCCCTGCGCGACATCGCCGCAGGCGAAGAGATCACCCTCAACTACGGCGAAGAAAACGCCGCATCCTTCCAGAAAGACTAAATACTATGGCAATGAACATGAGCAGCGGCGGCGGTGGAGGAGGAATGTCCGGCGGAGGTGGTGGCGGTGGCGCAATGAGCGCAGCCCCCGCAATGAGTGCAGCCATGTCCGACAACAACATGGGCGGCAACGCCATGTCCGGCAACAACGCCATGTCAACAGGGTCAACAGGGTCAGCAATGTCCAACGCCATGAGCGGCGGCAACAACGCCATGTCCACCGGCGGAAGGTCCACCGGCGGCATGGGCATGGGCGGCATGAGCGCCCCGCCTGCCCCGCAGCAGCGCAGCCTCGCCGAAGAAATGGGGGCAATCAGCCAGTATGCAAGGGAAAACGCCCAGGCTCAGGCCAACACCACCGTCGATACCGCAGGCCGCCTCAGCGACCAAGCCATTGAGAACACCGGCGACATCGCCAAGAAGCTCGAAGACAGCACCTACACCGCCGCCGCCAACCAAAACATCCGCGACGCCGGAACCTCGGCCGCCCAACTCGGGCAAAGCTACAACCAAGTCGGCCAGACCGCCGACCGCGTAGCCGCCTACAACGACCCCGCCCAAGCCCGGCTGAACCAGCTGGCCCTCGGCCAGCTCTACCGGCCCGACCAAATTTCCTCCCAGAATGTCGCCGCCGATCAGGTGACCGGCTCTCGCGTTGCCAATGTCGGCAACATGCAAGCCGCTCAAGCCAACGCTGCCAGTATGGGACAAGTCGCCGATGTGCAAAGCCCGGCAGGCTACACACCTGACCAAATCCGCGCCCAACGCATCCGCGCCGCTCAAGCGGGTGCCGTGGCCGATGTCCAAGGCCCAGCAGGCTACGCAGCCGATCAAGTCCGCGCCCAACGCATCCGCGCCGCTCAAGCGGGTGCCGTGGCCGATGTCAACGCCCAGCAAATAAACGCCGCCACCACAGGAGGCATCGAGCGTGTCGGAGGCACACAGGTATCCTCGGTGGACCCCATGCAAGCCGCTCGCATCCGCCGCACGCAGGATGTCGCATCCCGCGACATCCGCGCCAGCGCCGCCGAGCGTGGCCTTATGAACGAAGCCCGAGGCAATGGACTCTACGGGCAACTCCGCGATCAAGCCAGCAACGACCTCGCCCTCGGCCGGTCCCTCTCCGCCGAGCAAAGCCGCGACGCCATCCAATCCTCCCGCGCCGCATCCTCTGCCCGTGGCCTCGGCCTCGGCCAATCCGCCATGGCCGCCGAGCTTCTCAACCGCGACCGCTTCGCTACTGCCAGGGAAAACGAACGCCGCACCTTTGCAGGTAATATCCTTGGACAAGGCACCGCCGTCCAGCAAGCCGCCAACCAAGCCTACATGGGCCGCCAAGAGAGCAATGTCGGCCGCTCACTCCAAGCAGGGCTCGCCAACCAATCCGTCGCCGCCAACCGATCCCTCCAGCAAGCCCAGCTCCAGCAGCAGGCCAACCTCACCACCAACCAAAACGAACAACAGCGAGTGCTCGCCGAGGCCGGTTACGCACAACAGGCCGGTCTTTCCAACCAAAGTTTGGGTTTCCAAAGCGCAAGTCAGGACGCTCAATTTTCCCAAGCCGCAGCCCTGGCAAACCAAGACGCCTCACTTCGAGCCGCTCTGGCAAACCAATCTGCGGGTCTCACATTAGGCCAGACGAACGCCCAGCTACGGCAAGCCGCCTCTATCCAATCGGCCCAAAACCAACTCGCCGCACAGCAAGCCAACCAAGCCGCCAACGCTCGAGCCGCTGAGTTTCAGCAGCAAAGCGGTCTTCAAGCCGCTCTGGCAAACCAATCTGCGGGTCTCACATTAGGCCAAACAAACGCCCAGCTCTTACAGCAAAGCCGCCTCGCCAACCAATCTGCCGGTCTCCAAGCACAGCAAGCCAACCAATCCGCGAACGCCCGAGCCGCTGAATTTGCGCAGCAGGGCGGGCTTCAAGCCGCCCTGGCAAACCAGCAGACCGCATTTCAGACAGGCCAGTTCAACACCGCCAACCAGCAAGCCGCCAACATGGCCTCCGCCGGATTCCAGCAGCAGGCCAACGCCGCGTCCTACGACGCCGCGCAGCAACGCGCCATGGCCGATGCAGGCTACGCCCAACAGGCCAACCTCGCCAACCAATCGGCCAACCTCAACGCCGCCCAATACAACAGCAGCCAAAACCTCGCCGCCCAGCAGGCGAACCAATCGGCAAACTACAACGCGAACTACGCCAATCAGAATTTCCTCCAAGGAGTCGCCAGCCAGAATTTCAACCAATTTTCGGGCCAGCAAAGCATGCTCGGCTCCCTCTACGGCCAGCAAGCAGGCATCGCCCAAAATCAATACGCGAACAACCTCGGCCTCGCCCAAGCCAATGTCGCCCTCGACCCCTACCAACGCGCCCTCGGCAGCAACATCCCCATAGCCAGCCAAGGCAACGCCGCCTCGATGATCGGCCAGAGCTATGGCAACACCATGACCTACGGTTCCGACCTCTATAACACCAACACCAACATGCAGGCTTCGATCTACAACTCTTGGATGAACAACCAAGCCGCCCTGCGAGGAGCAGGAGTCGTGGGTGGGTCAACAAACAAAGCAGGCAATGCCGCCATCGGTGCAGGCGTAGGCATGGCCGGTGGAGCTTTAGCTGGCGCAGCCATGGGAAGCGTAGTTCCTGGAATAGGCACATTAGCTGGGGCTGTAATAGGTGGAGCCATGGGAGCAGCCGGTGGCGGTGGAGCTGGATACATGTGCTGGGTAGCCCGCGCCGCATGGGGAGAAAATAACCCCCGCTGGATCGACTTCCGCGACAGCATGCTCACCCACGCCCCCGAGTGGTTTGTCGCCGCCTACATGCAGCACGGCGAATCCATCGCCCGCCGCATCAACACCCCAGCCCGCCGAGCCCTCGCCCGCCTCGTCCTCTCCACCCTCCAACATTGCTGGACTTCAGCAAAACCAATCCTCCAACCCGCCTAATTCCCATGCCATACAACCCCTCAGTCAACGACCGCTCCGGCGAAATCCTCGCAGCATATCAAATAAAAGCCGCCGAGCAAGATATGCAAACCAAACAATTTTTGGGCGAGCAAATTGGCAATATAGGCACAGCTTTCACGGGAGTCCTCACCAAGGCCCGAGAGAACTCCATCAAATACGATACTGCCGCCGGAATGCTGGATACCTACAAAGAAAATGCCGGAGCCCTTGGCCTTGATCTCGATATGCTCGGCGGCATTGAACAGAAATACGCTAAAGACCCAGATAAACTCATCGGCGCTCTCACCGTAATAGGAAAAATCGGGGAGAATAATTTGGACATTCAGAAAGCGCAGAAGACCTACGAAGCTCTCGGCAGTGCCTACGCAGGCAAGGCCGCCGCGACCGCTGCCGCGAAAGCAGCGCAGCCCGACAAGATGAACGCCGAGACGATTCGCTCTTATGCGCGAGACGCGGCTGCCCAAGGTGCGACGCAAGATCAGATCAAGGCCGGGCTTTTGAATGGTTTTGGTCAATGGGCCGTCGATGCTGTGTTTCCACAGGCTAAACAAGGATTTTGGGGGCCTTAGTATAATAGCATTCCATGGCTCTAAACCCCCTTCTGGACATCATCCGTTCCTCTGGCTCGTCGGCTCGCGCCGGTGCGCTGGCTATCGACCAAGACACCGCGCTGCCCGAGCAGGTCGAGGTGCCGTATCCGCAATCCGATCTCGTCGGTGCGTTGGATAGCATGGACCTCACGGAAGACGCGCCACAGGATGTTGCCGCCAATGAAGCGCCTGCCGAGCCAGCGCCGCTACCGAAGGGCAATCCCCTCATGGACATCATCAGGGGCAACGCCCCCGCTGCGCCGACATTACCGAAGGGCAATCCCCTCCTCGATGTGATCCAGGCAAACGAAGCCGCCACCCAGCAAGCCGTCGCCGAGGCCACCACCCCGGCCGAGAATCTCCCCGTCCTCAAGTCCGACCTCGCCAATGCCCTCGGCGTGCTCGATTACCGCGACCCCGAGGAAGGCCAGCGCCGCCAGCAAGCCACTGCCATGGGCGAGATCCTCGGCCTGCCGGAATACGAGAAGGTCCAACTCGGAGCCGCCCCTGTGAATGCCGATGGCACCGTCACCATCCGCCGCGCCCAGGCCGTGAGCCCCGAAGCAAATGCCGCCGCTGCCAAGCAGCTTGCAAATATGCAGACGATGGCCGCTGGCGAAATGCTCGTCGAAGAATCTCCCAAAGAAGTCGGCTCCCTCCAAGGCATAGCCAACGCCGCGCAGAATGCTTTCGACTCCGCCCGCCAAGCCCTCATGGCCACCGATGGTCTCGATGAGAACGACGCCTCGCAGATCGCCCGCATCGAATACAACAAAGCCGCCCGCCGTGTGGCCCCAGGCTACGCCGCCTACCAGCAAGCCGAAGGCTGGGATGCCGCCAAAGCCTTTGCCAAAAATCCCTTTGAGGTTACGGCAAATATCATCACCGAGGGTCTTGCTGGTAGCTGGCCTGCGCTCGCAGGCGGCCTTGCCACAGGTGGTGCCACTGCGCTTGCGGTCGGTGCCGCTGGATCCGTTGTGCCAGGCGTGGGTAATGTCATCGGCGCAGGCGGTGGGTTCACCGCAGGCATGGTCGGAGGCACAGCCGCCGGTTCCTTTGCCACAGAATACGGCAGCAAAATCCTCGAAGAATTGCAGACCGCCGGGATGAATCCCAAAAATCCCGAGAGCATCGCCAAATTCTTCAGCAACGAAACGCTCATGGCCGAAGCCAAAGACGCCGCCTTCAAGCGAGGCGTTCCCGTTGCCGCCTTCGACGCCCTCTCCGCAGGCATCGCCGGGCGAGTCGGCTCAGTCTTCCGCGCCGCCGCCAAGACCCCTGTCCGCCTGGCCGTCACAGAAGGAGTCATCCAAGGAGGGCTTGGAGGAGCAGGCGAGGTAGCCGGATCCGTCGCGGCCGGAGACCCAGTAAACCCCAAGGCTGTCTTCGGAGAAGTCATCGGCGAAGTCGGACCCGCCGCCATCGAGATCGCCGCCGGACGCCAAGCCGCAGCCCCCGCCGAAGTCCCGCAAAACTTCACCCCCATTTCCTCACCGGCACCAACCGCCCCCACCGGCCAAGCCCCGCGCACTCTCGGCCAAGTCCGCGCCCCCGAGATCCCCATCGACCAGACCGCCCTCGATGAAGCCTTCGGCTCGACCTTCGCCCCGCCGCCCGATGTATCAAATGATACTTTCGCCCCGCCTGCCGCAGTTAACCCACAGGTTAACCCTGCGCCTGCTCCGGTTTCCGACATTCCCGCTGCCGTGTTCCATGATCCGGCCATGCCGTTTATTACAGCTATTGTGCATAAATCAGCGCGTGAAGGCGTGTCATGGCAAGGCACCATCATGGGCCCAGAAGGACCGGCACAACACATTGAATCTGATTCCCGTGAAGCTATTGTGTCCGAACTGGAACAAGCTGGATTTAAGGCAGGTTCAACTCCTGCGGCTGCTACTCCAACATCAACAGAAATCCCCCCGAACACCTCTACGGCCCCAGCCGCCGCAAGTGGAGCGCCTGCATCAACAGGATCACCCGACCTGATCACCGGGGAGGGGGCATCTGTTTCTCCGACAGCGGTTCTTCCATCTCCTGAGACTACCCCCGCCGCCGCCGCTCCTCGCCCGTTCTCCGACCTCATGGCAGAAAACATGAAGCGTAAAGGCGAGGCCGGATACATCGACTTCGGCGTGGTGCAGGATTTCGGCCAAAGCATCTACCAAACGGGCATGGATTTCGCCGCATGGTCTGGGCGCATGGTGCAGAAGTTTGGGGAAACCATCCGCGATGTGCTCTCTTCTCTCTGGCAAGCCGTCTCCGGCGGGCAATACCTGCCGCAAGCCCGCGAGCGTGGCAGCGTAAACATTTCTCCTGGCACTGGACCAAAGCCCCGCAAATTCGGCCAATCCCTCCAAGCCGCCCCAGGCGTCGCCCCCGAAGTCAAATCCCGCCTCACCTCGCTCGACTACGATCCTGTCTCGAACGCCCAAACCCTCGCCAACGCCCGAGCCCGCATCGACTCCGCAGGCAGCATCGACACCGCATTCACCGACCTCATGGGCAAGCCCGACATCAAAGGCTGGCAGCCTACCGCCGAGGATTACGCCACCGGCATGGAACTCATGGCGCAACTCCAAAACCGCAACCGCCATGCCGATGCCGCCTCCATCGCCAACATGATGGCCACCCGCGCCACCGACCAAGGCCGCGCCATCCAAGCCCTCTCGATGATTGGACGCCTCGGGCCGCAAGGCATCGAGCTTTTCGCTCAGAGCCAACTCCAAGCCGCCGCCACCAAGCCCGCCAAGACCGACAAGCAGAAGGCCGATATCCAAGCCAAGATCACCGAGGCCGGTCAGTTGCAAGGCGAGGTGGACAAACTCCGCCGCGACTCCACCACCGCAGCCATCGTCGGCAATAAAGACCTCATCAAATCCTCGCTCCCCGCCGGAGTCGATGCCGTCCAAGTCAACATCGCCATCCGCGAAGCGATCCTCGGCGCACCTACGCCGCTTGCCGCTCAAGCCGCGACCTCTTCCATCCTGACCGGCCAAGGTCTCTCCGACAAAGGAGCCGCCCGCATCTCCGGCAGCATCGTCCGCGATTTCCTCAAGACCACGCAGGAGACCCGCGCCAAAGTCCTCCAAGACCTCCTCGCCACCGCCGATTCCGACCGCCGCCTGGATAAATCCAAGCTCGGCTCCCTCATCCGCCTCAACCGCGAAGGCAAGCTCACTGATGCCAGCCTGCACGCAGGCATGGCCAAGATGCTTGGCATCCCACACTGGAGCGCCGAGCACAGCGCCAAGGTCCGCCGCATCCTCGCCCAGCACGAGAAAGCCACCGACCCCCGCATCAAGCTCGTCAAGGCCGCCGAAGCCCTCGATGTCGTTTACCGCGACTTTATGCCGCCGGGCTTCCTCGACAAAGTGGACACCATCCAGACCATCGCCATGCTGCTCAACACAAAGACTGTCGGGCGAAATGTCATAGGCAATACCCTCATGGCAACCGCCGATCTTGCCGCTGATGCCGTCTCCGTGCCGATGGATGCCTTGGTTTCCCTGGGCACCGGCGAGCGCACCCGCACAGGGCTTTCACTCGGTGAGCGCATCATGGGTCTCGGAGCCGGAGTAGGCGACATCAAAGCAGGCTACGACTTCGCCCGCTCCGAAGGCCGTGGCCGCATCGGAAGCATCGCCGAGGGCGTCGATACCCTGGTCCGCCTGGGCCGCCTCCAATCCTCGGGCAAATACAACGCCTCCGACATCTCCGCCCTCAGCGGGCCAACCTTCACCGCTCCTGGGTTTCGTCATTTGGAGTCTACTCTTGGCCTCGTCCTCTCCATCACAGACCGTGGCTTTTACGAATCCGCCTTCCGCGCCAGCCTCGACACCCGCATGAAAGCTGCCGCCGCAAATGGCAACCCCATGCTTGCCCCTGATCCCGATATGGTCACAGCCGCCCGCATGGATGCTGGCCGCGCCATTTACCAAGACGACAACGCCGCCAGCCGCACACTCAGCGATCTCCGACGCGCCCTTAATCGCAATAAACGCTGGGGCATTGGCTCGCTCCTAATGAAATTCACCCAAGTCCCCGGCTCAATCCTCACCCGCGCCGTGGAATTTTCCCCGCTTGGATTCATCAACACCGCCTACCAAAGCCTCGCGCCGATGCTCTCCAACTCCCGCGAGTTCGACCAAAAAGCCTTTACCGACTCCTTCTCCCGCGCCCTCGTAGGCACCACCGGCCTCGTCGCCACCGGCTACTGGCTCGCCCACCTCGGTATCATCTCCGCTGGCAGCGACTCGAAAGACGAAGACAAACGCAACCTCAACCGCGCCATGGGCTGGGGATCCTACAAACTCAATGTCGATGCGCTCAAGCGTGCCCTCATGACCGGCAACTTCTGGACCCCTCAGAAACAGCAGCGCGACGACAAGGTAATCGGCTACGATTGGGCGCAGCCTCTCTCCATCGGCGTCGCCATGGGGGCCTACTCCCGCGAGAATCAAGAAGCCATCAAGCAAGACATCCTCCAAGGTAAGAAGCAAAGCCTCGCCGCCACCGGCCTCAACTGGCTCGCCTACGCAGGCGGCGCAGCCACCGGAGCCATGAACTCCCTCGTCGAGCAGCCGCTTCTCACCGGCCTCAATCAATTCGCCCGCGATGTCGGCTACGACAACATCCCTGGCGCACTCCTCAAAACCGCCGCCGACGCCCCCGGCACCTTCATCCCCACCGCCGCAAGGCAATGGATGCAACTCACCGACAACGCCGTCCGCGAAACCCGCGACAGCTCCCCAGCTCGGCAATTCATCAACGAACTCAAGGCGCAACTCCCCGGCCAAAGCCAAACCCTCCCGCAGAAATACGACATCACCGGGCAACCCATCGAGCGTTGGGCCAAGGACAGCAACACGCTCTTCAATGTCCTCTTCAACCCCTCGATGGTCTCCTACATCAAAGGGAGCCCAGCGCTCACCGAAATGAGCAAGGTTTACAAATACACCGCCGAGGCCGGAGCCATCCCGAACCAAGTCAAACCGGAGTTCACCGTCGAAGGCGTCAAAGTCCGCCTCACCTCCGAAGAGATCAGCGCCATGCAGAAAGACATGGGAGCCCTCAGCATCGCCGCGCTGGAGAAGTTCGTCCTCTCCGATCCCCGCTACGACAAAGCCACATGGGACATCAAAGCCAAAGCCATGACCCGCGCCCTGGAGAAAGCTAGCACCGCCGCCAAATACCGCATCCTCCTCGCCCGCCCCGACCTCAAGACCCGCGCCAAGCAGGAATACGAAGCTGCCATAGCCGCCGACGCCGCCACCCAAGCCGAAATGGTCGCAGCAGACGGGCCGTGATTTTTGCACACCCCCTCGGCCAGATTTTTCCAGCGCCGAGGGGAATTACAGCGGCTTCGGGCGGTCCAGTAGGCCGAAGTAGTGGGCCTCCACCACGGCGATGCTATCCCGCAGGAGCTTCGCAGCGGTTTCGATCCCATTGCGCTCGACAATGGCAGAGCCAAATTCTTTCCGCAGGTTGTAAGCCCCCTTGCTGCCGTCGGGAATAAACCGCCGCACAAATTTGTTAATATCGTAATGCGTGAGGTTGTAGGCGTCCGCGTCGCTTGTCCTCGGGATCACAAAATCGCCCTCATCTCCAAGCGCGGCGCGAATCAATCTCATAAGGCGGGGGTTGAACGGCACGCGCCCGTATTTTTTGTTTTTGGATTTCCAATTTGCCCGCCGCAGCATGGCTATGTGAACTTGGTTATCTTTGGACTCAACCCAGCTCCACTCCAAAACCTCCACCTCACTGTTACGCAGCCCAGCCTTGCGCATTAGCCAGTAGATGGCCCATACGCGCTTATTTTGACGCCGCAGCGGGATCCGCGCCGCCCGATCCATAGCACGCATCACCTCACGGTCCACCGGATCATAAGCCTGGTCTGGAGCAGCAACGCCCGCGACGCTCCAGAACTCCTCCAGATTTGGCAGCTTGAGATCCTTGAATAGGTAAAATCTTTTGCGGGCCACGATGCTCTTGATCGTCTGAACATCCGTGTGAATCCCGCTCTCTGAACGCAATTCATCTTCCGCTCCTTTTTTCTTTGTCTTGGTCTTTTTCTGCACCTCAATCCATCCTCGCAGCGCCGCTGCTGTCAGCACCTGGTGCGTGCTCTGCTCTTCCCAATCCTGCCGCCCCGTCACCTCGCGCACAAAAGCCGCAAACCGGCTCAAACTTTTCGTCGCCGATTTCTCGGGGCCATGCTCCTTGTAAATCGCCGCCACCTCCCCGCACTTCGCGTAGCCCGGCCGCTTCACGACCGCCGCAAGCTGGTGCTCATCCTTCGAGCGCAGCGCCGCCGCCAGCTTCTCAGCCGCCCGCATCGCCTCCCTGCGCCCTGCCTCCGTGTGCTTAGTCACGCCGGTGGAAAACTTCTTGGGCTGGCCATCAATCTGCACGCGGTAATACCAAGCCGGATGCCGCCCCGCCTCCTCCCGCCAATAAACCGAAACCTCGTTATGCCGTCTCATATCGCGGGGACAACCTTAAGCGGGGACAACTTTGGGGTCAACTCGGACGCAATAAACATGGCAAAACATCCAATAACATCATTAACGCGCATTTTCTCAAAAGCCCGCAGAAGCAGGCTGGAGGCGGGTTTGTAGAGGGAGGGGAAGTGCAGCCATGAGGAGTCGAACCTCAAACCTTCTGATCCGTAGGTAGTCATTGTTTTATTGGTGATCATGGGGTTATGGGAAAGGGGGACAACTTTGGGGACGGGTGGGGTTTAACCTTCTGAGTGTGGTTAGAAGTTTTCATTCAATAAGTTACGCTTGATTTTTGGGTTTTTGGCGTCACATTTTGATTTGGCGGCGTTCTTCGTCGGTGGGTTCTTCGGGGCGGCCGGTGGCTTGGTTGAGTTGTTGGCGGATCCAGGCGCTGAGGCGTTGGGGGTGGGCGGCGCGGATCCAGGCGCTCTTTTCTTCGGGCCAGCAGAAGAATTGGATTTTGGCGGTCATGTTTTCCAGCTCGGGGTTGCGGGCGTTGTGGCGGTTGTTGGCGTTGCCGTGTGTGTCGATGTCGGGTGTCATTGATTAAATGGGATGGGATGTTTCAAAAGGATTTTCTCGGCGGACCGCATGGCTTGGGCGAGGTAGGCGAGGTTGGCGGCGAGGGTGTCTGGGTTTTTAATGTCGCTCAAGACCAGTTTTGCGGTGTCGGTGAGCAGCGCCAAGGCGTTGTAGAGTTTGAGGGTTTCCATGGTTTCGGTGCCGGATGCCGTCCGGCGCGGGTTGAGTTTTTATGGGGTGAGGTGAGTTTGGGTTTAAATTTTGCGCCCTTCAGACATGCCGGAATTAGCCTCGGGGGTAATTACCGGCTGGCCATCCACCAGGGCGGGCAGGATTTCGGCGTCGTCGGCGGCCAGCTCGGCCGCCGTGGTGATGCCGGGCTCGATGTCGAGACGGGCAAGCGCCGCCTCCATCGAGGAGGCGGCGCGGTTGAGTTGCTCGGGGGTCATTCGATTATTAGCGGTTCGGATTTATCAATTATCAGATGAGTTTTTGCCCATTCGGGGTTGATGCCGCCTTTTTCAATGAGCTGGCGTTTAAGCTCCGTTTCAAATGAAGATTCGACGGCCTCCTCTGCGTAAACGCTGAAGCGGATGTTCCCTCCAACCGTTGTGCCTCGGTTGTGTTTGCCTGCGGGAGTGTAGCCGATGAATGCGCTGTATTCGCCGAGCGTTTGATCCTGGCTCCAGGATTCCAAGTTGCAGGTGCGGGCATAACCGGTTTTGCCGTATTTTCTGCGGGCCATGCGGTCCGCAAAGATTCCGGCTGCCTCGCTCATGTTTTCTGCCGTTACTGCTCGGCAGCCTGCTGTTGTGTATTTTTTCATTTTGTTGGAACGATAAATTTTGAGATCAGTTTGCCGGTTGTTAGGCGTTGGAAGGCGGGGTCTTCGTCTTCGCCTTCCCATGCGTAAACCTCGTATTCGTGGCGGGTGTTCGAAAGTCTTCCGCCGTTGTCGTCCCAGTCCCACCGGCGGAGAACTGCAAGTTCTCCCCATATTGCCTGCCCTGCGTCGTGTGGCTGGCCTTGGTCTTCCGGCGGCGTTAGGTAAGAGAGGTTTTCGATCTCGTTTTGTTCTTGTGGTGATAGTGTTTTCATTTTGTGCGTTGGTTTGGTTGGTTTTTTGGTTTGTGTCAATAGTCCGTCGAATTCCATATCAGCAATGCCTTGGGCGTCGCTGGTGTCGCAGCCTTCGGCCTCGAGCTCTTCGACTCGGGCGACATAGGCGGCGTGCTGCGGGCTGTTTTGGTGGCAGGCTGGTAGTGCTGTGGTGCTCATTGTATAAGAAGAAGGGCTTTTTCCAAATCATGAGCCAACGCTTTTCGAACGCTCGCGGCGTATTTTTCGGAGTTTTTTCTAATTACTGCGGCCTGCTCCTCGGCATCTTTTACAATTCGCGCCGCTTGCTCTTTTGCAAGTGAGATCGCGTTTTGCTCCATTTTGCGTGTTTCTGCCCATCCTAACTGGGGAAACATATCGCCTCGTATGTCGCGTTCAATGTAAGGGATTTGATCCTGCAGCCATGGTCCGCAATAAGAATCTGACCCGAGTTTGTCTGCGCAATCGCGCAAAATCCAAAGTTCATCGTTTTTATTCATAAATAAAGGTGGCGAGGGGATTGGACCCTCGCCGGGTTGAGATTAGGCGGTTTTCAGTTTTTTCATTTCCTCAGCCAGTGCCCACAGGGCGCGGTTGATGTTGGTGTTTTGGTCGATGCCTCCGATTTCGCGGGTGCGGCGGCGGGCTACGAGGCGGCCGTTTTCGTTGCGTTGGACATAGCCAAGGCCGCCACGGACGAGGTTTTCTTGGACTGCGTTTAATGTGTTCCACATGGTCGGGGCTGCGTCCTCATGGCGGCGGAGGGTAAGGATCTGCTCGGCTTTGACGGGTGCGGGCTTCTCGGGGTCGTCATATCTGGCGACCAGGGCGGCGCGGGCAAATGCTTGCTGCTCGCCTGGGGTGAGTCGGAGGGCGTCCATTTCGCGGATGCTCTCGGAAACCTCGGGGAGCCGGTCGAGGATGCTAATGCAGCCTTCGATGACTTGGCCTTCGATGTTTCCCTTGTGGGGAATGCGGATGTCGTCGATGAGGTTTTGAGCTACTACCATCCCGTTGCCGCAAATGAGGCGGAAAACTCCGGCCATGAGGCGGTATGAGGAGGTGCCGTCATGCGAGTTGAGGAGGACGATCTCGTTGTGCGTGCCGCCGACTTCGAGGGGCTGGCTGTCGTGGCGGAGGCGGATGAGGTGCTTTGTGAACCCGCGTTTTTCTTCCTCCCTGCTGCCGCCTTGCATGACTGCGTAAGGGCGGAAGCCTTCACGGGCAAGGCCCGCAAGAATTTCGCTCGTTGGGATGTATTTGTAAGCTGCTGACCGGCTGTTGTGGGCCTGCTCGGCGAACACCGAAGGGGCGATCTGGCGGAGTTGGTCGAATGGGATGGAGCCGTTGCGGCTGGTGTAGTTTACTGCGCCGTTGCTGCGGGTGCGGGCAAATCGTGTGATTGTCATAATATGGGGCTTTCTTAGATGGTGGCGTCGAAGGTGGCGGCGAATCCGGCGAATGCCAGGAAGAGGGCGAGGCCGCCAATAAATGCGGCGGGGCCGTGGGTGAGGGTGAAAGCAACGCCGAGGGCGAGGCTGAGGATGGATGCAGTGGCGAGTGCTACTGCAATGGCTTTTTCGATTTTTTGGATCATTTGTTTCTGTGTCAGATACCGTCTGACGCGGTTTTTTTGTTGCCGGTTGCCGACCGACTCGGGCGGGCCGTTGGTGGCCTGCGGAAATGAACCTACGGAGGTTCAGAATGGAGTGCAAGAATTATTTTTATTTTTTTTGAAAATATTTTTTCAGAAAGTGCTTGACACTCGCGGAGGCTGATGAAATGGGGCTCTGCGGGTCACGGTGTTTTCTTTTGCGTGAGAGTTTTCGCGTCGGCGCGGAGGGAGTCAAGGAGGGGATTTCGAGCGGCGGGGCAAATAATGGCGACGCGTTGAGGTGGTAAGGCGTCTTTTCGGAAGTGCTCAAAGGCTGTTTTTCCGTTGGGCCAACGGGAGCGGAATATGTGCAATAAATTTCCGGTGTCTGGCCATGCGGGGCGGCCTCCAGCAACAAGACGAGGCGTGATGGTGAGGGTGACGGGTGCAACGCCTAAAACATCGCCGTTCCAATCCACAAGGCCGCCCGCCGGGCTTGTCTCAATGAGAATTTCCATGGGAGTAGGCGAGGGAAGCGGAGCGGGCCGCCAGATTGGCTCAGGCTCAGGGCTGGCGCAGGAGCATAGAGCGGCCGCTAGTGCTAGGATTGATGCGGGTTTGATGAAATTTTTCATTCCTCGTAAAATTTTTGTATTTTTGGATCAGAAAGCCTTTTTTCAACAGCAACGCGATCGCCGCGTTTCCAATCCCAAATGAGTTCTATAAGATCCTGCTTTGCCATGGCGTTTTTAACGCGATCCGGGGTTGCAGGATTCACAAACGCGACGACCGCGCACATGAAAAGCAGGATAAGCAAAGCAACAATTTTGGCGGGTTTGGTTTTGAAAATCTCTTGGGCGATATGGTAGCAGCCCGCCCAGCAAGCGGCGGCCATCGCAAGGAGGCAAAGGGCGTAAGGCATTCCCCAAAATGGACTATTTACAAACTCTACCGCCGTTATTCCTGATGGGTCCATGATGTGAGGTCGTGGATCTGGCCTATCCAGCCGGGTGGGAGTTTTTGGTCGTAACTGTTGAGGGCGTAGAATCGAAACTCTCGGACGCTCTCAGGGTCTTGACACCAACAGAGTCTGGGGGATTTGCTTTTCCCGATACTTTGGTGACTTCTGTTTTCCTGGTGATGCCGTAAATTGTGGCTTCGTTTGCCATTTCGGTAAGGGCTTCGCGGGCCCACTGGCTGCGCGTCAATCCGCCTGCGGCGGCCAGCCGGTCAATCTCTGCGCTGGTTTGCAAATCAACGGTAGTGCTCGCCACAATTCGGTTTTTGCCTGGGCCGTTTGGTTTTTTCTTTTTTGGCATGTCGCAATCTAAACCAGCTCTCAAACAAAATAAATTTTTTTGTTTTGTTTCTATACAGAATCTGTATAGAACTTTTCAGAGGTGAGTAAATCACCCCACTTGATATGACAAAAATCGTTCAAACCAAAATCCCCGCAGAGGTTGATGAAATCATCACTGAGCTGGCCAAAAGCCAGATGGTGAGCCGGGCCGCCATCGTGCGGCAGTTGCTGGTGAAAGCTGTCGCAAAAGCCAAAGCTCAGGAGGGCCAGATATGAGCCGCCTTTTTTTGTGCCGGGCGATGGATCCGCTGCGCGGTCCGTTTGGCGACTATGTAAGAGCGTCGAGCCGGGAGGCAGCACGCCGCCGTTTTTTTGAAATTTTCGGACTTAGGCCGTTTTCCGTGGAGGTGGACAAATGATCACCCCTGATGCGATTCATTTCATTACATGGACCTGGGAGGCGCTTTGTGCTCTCGGGCCAGCGGCTTTTTTGGCTCTCGTAGCCTGGAGGATGGGCGAATGATCGAGCAACACTATTCACCGGCGCAGTTGGCCGGGCTCCTCGGGGTTTCGCTGATGACCATTTCGCGGCGTGTCGCTGCGGGTGAGTTGGAGGTTGTGCGGTTCGGTGGCCGGGTGCTGATCCCTGAATCATCGGTGCAGCGTGTCCTAGATAAATGCCGGGAGCCGGTGCGCCCCCTGCCGGTTCGGCGTGGGGTTCGGCCGTTGATCGCCTCCCTCTGATCGCCGCCGCTTTTTTGTTTTTTTATGGAATCCACCCCTTTGATGAAAGCCGACGCCTCAGAGTCTGCCGCGCCTTTTTTATTTTCGGAAGCAGAAATAGGGGCTGAGAAGCTCGAAGCCACGGGAGAGTTTAGCGGTGAGCGGTTGCTTGCCCGTCGCCCGGAGGTTTACCGGGCGATCTGCCGCATGAGCGCCGAGGGGCTGAGTATGTCGGCCATGGCTCGGGCGTTGGGAGTGAGCAGGAACACGGTGGCGGCCGTCCAAGATCGGGAGCAATTTCCTATAGAGCAGCAGAAAAAGGAGTTACTCAAGAATGTGAGGACTGCGGCCCGCCTTTCGGTGGAGCGGGTCGTTGAGTTGGTGCCTTCCATTAACAATGCCAAAGATGCGGCCATCGTCGCGGCCGTGATGGTGGACAAGCTCCAGCTCCTCAGCGGTGAGGCTACCGCCCGAGTGGAGCGGGTAGAGGTCAACCAGGACAAACTTTCTGAGATGCTGGCCAGCTTGCCGGTGCTCGAAGCTGAGGTAGTGCCAACCGGTTTACACGGGAGCGGGTCGGGACAAAAGGGGCCGGACGGATCGGGCGGATTGGACGGAACAGGGAGCGCTGCCGGGCTGGTCTCTGATTTGCAATCAGAAGTTTTAGGGGCTTTTGTAGATAGGATACAGGGCGCGGGGACGACTTCGGGGACGGGATGCGCCGTCGAACCGGTCGAGGTCGAGGCCGTGGCGGTCGATCAGGAGGGGGGGAGGGGGTCTGGATTTTCGGAGGCCCCCCCTATGACACCCACTGATTTGGGTGAGCAGAAAATTTTATGCAAAGGGGTCTCTGCGT